CGTTTCGTCCTATTCTCGACCTAATTACCCACCCCTTCCAGTTAACTTTATTATTGATACAAAGTTTCGCAGTTACTGGGTTTTATGGAAGTGGTTACAGGTTTTAAATGATCCAGAAACAAGTCTTTACACGGGCACTAATCCGAAACTCGAAACCTGGAAAGATCGATTAGATTCTGGAATTGTTACAGAATATCAAACAAACTTTTCTGTAATCGGGTTTAATGAGTACAATCAGCAAACTGTAGAGTTTGTATTTAAAAACGCATTTATTACAAATCTCGGCGGTATAAACTATGATTATAATGATACTGAACTTGTTAAATCTTCTGCAGAATTTCAATTTTCTCAACTTGATGTTAATCTTCTTGTATAAAAAAATACCGCAAAAAGCATAAATAATAATACAAGATTATGGCACGTTCAATTAATTCACCAGGCGTACAGATTACTGAAAAAGATTTATCCGAATATATACAACTCACTACCGGAACAGGTGTATATGCAATGGGTTTTGCTTCTCAAGGACCTACAGATGAAGTTCTAACAATTACTTCTAGCTCAGAATTAGAGCAAATCTACGGTGTACCTGAATCACCTGCTGAAAAATACTTTCATTATACATGCCGGGAAATCTTAAATTCTTCAGCTACTCTTTTAACAACCCGTTTACCATATGGTCCAGATAACGGTACAGGATTTGCAAATCAATATAGTGCACTTTTATACCCTGTGGCATCTGCATCCGGTCAGTTCTCTATCGGGCAACCCTCTCATATCGTTTTAACTGACGACCAATATCAAAATATTATACAAGGTAATATAGGTTGGTCTGCCCTATCCGGATCAATTACAACACCCACCTTTAACACCTCAACAAACTTTATTAATGCAGGTATTGTTGTTCTTAACGCAGCTCAAACAACCGTAAATGAAGGTTATGAAGGCTATTATGTAACCTTTACTGACAATGTCGATATTGGCCCAGGTACCGATTTTACAGCTGTAAATACCTTTAGAAGTCTTTCTGCTAACCAAGCTTTTGTTACAGTACCGGAAACAAGATTAAGTTTTGCTCTTTCCGGAACTAAAGAATCTCTTGGTACAGGTAGTATTTCAGAAGTTATTGAAGGTATACCTACTTACGATTTCGGTTCAAATTTCTATAAAGATAGTCTTATCATGACAGTCTTTAAAGTGAGATCATCAATTTACGAAACCGGGACATTAGCTTCATCTCTTGTAGAATCTTATATTGGATCTCTTGATCCCAATAAAAAGACAATAGCAGGTACAGGGTCTCAGACATTTTTCTTAGAAGACCTAGTTAACAATTCTTCTAGAAACGTTAAAGTATTAGTTAACCCAAATATTTCAAAGCGTACAAACTGGGTTACATTATCTTCATCTGAACCAAGTACTGCAGTTCGAATTAATCCAGACAACAAATCCCTTTATGGAGTAGGTACATTTGTACCAACATATACAGTAACTAACAAATATGTTGGCGATATTGTGCTAAAAACACAACGCGCATTAACACTTGTTGAGTCTCCGGAGCTCATTGATCTTGACGTTATAGTTGATGGCGGTCTTTCAACAATTTCCGCTGTTGTAAGTTCTGGCATTGAATTTGACGATTCAGTGTTTGTTAATACTGCTTCTCTATCAAGTACATCAAGTGATCTTGTAACCCGTTGGCGTCAAGTCTTTAACACCTTCAACGGGTTTGTACAAAACACTCGTAAAGATTGTGTGTTTATTTCTGATCCACTAAGATATATCTTTGTTAACGGCTCTGATACAAAAGTATCTTCCTCAAACAACTATAACTTCTCCACAAATACCTACACCCCGCTTAAGAATCTCTTTAGTGGTATAGAATCAAATTATTCTGCAACGTATGGTAACTGGGTCAAGATATACGATTCTTATTCCGACAAACGGTCATGGGTCCCTGTTTCAGGTTACGCAGCAGCTGCTTTTGCTAGAACTGATGCGACAGCACAGCCTTGGATTGCACCTGCAGGCTTAACACGTGGAGTAATTAACAACGTTGTTGATATAGCCTTCAACCCGAATCAAAAGCAAAGAGATTTCTTATATCCAATTTCAATTAACCCGGTTGTATTCTTTAATACAGATGGTTATGTAATCTTTGGACAGAAGACTCTACAAACTAAACCATCAGCTTTTGATAGAATTAACGTTCGTAGATTGTTCTTAGCTCTTGAAAAATCAGTACAAAGATCATTAAGATATTTCGTATTTGAGCCAAATACAGAGTTTACAAGAACACGTCTAAAGAATACAATTACACCTGTTTTTGAATTAGCAAAGAACACAGAAGGTCTTTACGATTACTTGATCGTTTGTGACGAAAGAAACAACACACAAGATTCGATTGACCGTAACGAACTTAATGTTGATATTTACGTTAAACCAGTCCGTGCAGCTGAGTTCATTCTTGTGAACTTCATTGCTACCCGTACAGGTCAAAACTTCCAAGAACTTATCTAATAAATAATTTAAACATATGGCACAAAATATATCAGACTTCTATAGGTCAGTACAACAAAAAGATTTTGCACGTCAATTTCAATTTCGTCTAGTACAGCTCGCAAATACAAACTTCGGTGAAGATACACTGATATACGTTGAAACAGCTAACTTACCTGGTAGATCAATAACCAACGTTCAAGTACCTTTTATGGGCTTACAATTCAATGTTCCAGGCACAGCCACCTACCCTGGCTCTGATGCTTACGCTGTAACATTCCGCTGCGATCAAAATTACAATATTAGAGCAGCTCTTGAAAACGCTACTTTTAATACTTTTGATGATGGCACTTCAACAGGAGATTTTAATATTGCAAGAAACTCATCTGTTATTACTATGAATCTGCTTAATAAAAATGGCAGTACAGCTCGTCAGTACACACTATACGGCGCTTACGTTGTTTCAGTAGGAGAGTCAACATACAATCTTGGTGATGCCGGTACAATTCAAACAGTACCTACAACCCTTGCCTATCAATACTGGAGAGTTACCAGTACTTCAAGTTCTCCTACAGTACTCGGTTAATTTAGCAATAAGTAATATTGCTAATATATGGCTGAGATAACTGATTTTTCAGGGCAAATACCTCTTTTTTTTGAGTCGTTTTTAAGTAAACCGGCTTCTGCTTTACCTAAAGGAGCGCAATGGGTAGTTGATTTAGAAGGACTAAATCAAGTTAAAGCTGCTATATTAAAAACAGCTCAACTTGAACCCGGTAAAGGCTGGGATGTCGAATCCGGGCTTAATACACTTATTGATAACAGCGATTATAATCGCAAAGGTTGTTTATTTTGTCAGGCAGTTTCGGTACCCGGGGAGCAAGCAATAGCAAACCCTGAAGGTATTCAAAAAAATCAATTTATTAGAACAGCTACTGGTGATGGTAGAGCTGATTTTGCTCCAGGAGGTTTACGAATGGTCTTTCTAGATACTAATGTCAGTTTTGTTGATAACATTATACGCCCTTGGGTTATAACAACAGCAAGATTGGGTATGATTGCCCGGCCACCCGGTTCAACAAATTACAGACAAGATATTTCAGTATACAAAATAGGTGTACTAACACCTGATCAGCCACCCTTTATTTTGCAAAAATATACTTTTAAAGGTGCTTGCCCTATAGAAGTATCCGCTGAAGAATATAATTACAGCCCTGCTAATACCCCAGTTAACCGAGAAGCTACATTTTTATATCATTATTATACCCTAGAAACAAATAAAAATAATTTAGCAATAAACTATAATAATTCTAATATACCTGTACAAAAATCTACTGCTCGTCGAAACGTTAATGTTGCTCAATCAACTTAACAACAATAAGTCATATAAATGGCGAAACTCATAAGCACAGCAAACCTCTTACAAGGACCTGTTAAATTTAAGGAGCTGACACTTAAACAATACCGTCAACTTTTAAAATGTTTTTTAGGGGACGATATCTCTGCAGAATTTATTTTTGATAATACAGATAGTATTATTAAAGAAGTAACAGACTTAACAGAGGAGCAAATAAAAAATCTAAGCTTTTTAGATTATTGCTTATTACTTTTTAACATCAGACAAGTTAGTATTGGTAATGCTGTCTTTCTTTATGCTGAAGATAATGAACAAAAACAGTTAAAAATTGATTTACCTGTAAATAAAATTATAGATCAAATTATAGATATAAAAAATACTGAATTATTACAACCTGAATCTGTAGATCAATGTGATATTGAATATCGAATTCCTTCGGTTGACGAAATAATATTACTAGAGAATCAAAAAGAAGAATATTCAATATACACTTTCTTTCTAAAAACATTAAAATTCTCTAATACTGTTATAGATTTAGAAAATTATTCTTATAAGGAAAGAGAAGAAATTACTCAAAAGATGCCTGTTAAGGTTATGACATCCCTTACCAGACGTACCCACTCAATAATCGAATTATGTAATAATTTAAACTTACTTGAATCTATTAATAACGAAATGTTCGATAAAAAACTTGTACTAACTTTAAATAGTCAAGTTTTGGGATTCGTAATAAAATTGCTTTATAATTCAAATCTTGAATCAGTTTACGAGTATATGTTTGCGTTATCTAAATTTGCTAATATTTCTTGTTCTTTTCTTGATGATTGTTCCCCTGGTGAGTTTTATCTGTTTGTTAAAAAATTAGAAGAAATAAATGCCAAACAACAAGAAACAGAATCTAATACTTCTGCTGATATTTTGCCCCCTATAACATCTGAGTTTGGCCTGGAATAAAATATTATTTTGTTATAATTACCTTTTATGAGTCAGTCTACAGAAAACATACAAGGTGTTTTACAGCTTTTAAAAGATCTTGATAACACAAATAGCTTTGAAGTTTATCTACCATCTCTACAAAAAGCAGTTAAGTTTAAACAACTTAACACAGAA